TCAAATCTGGGCTGAAACCCGCGTTCTAGACGGGTTTCAGTGTTGAATTGGTGGAGCCGGGGGGATTTGAACCCCCGGTCAATGCCCGTATTCACTGGGCTGTAGCGGGGTGGTTGCTGGAATGTTGCTGAAGCAGCCTATTTACTCACCGCTTTCCTGGTCAGCTATCGCTTTGGCAAGAGTCATTACGTCTGCGCCAGGTTCTTTCCGGATTGCATCAAGCACTGCCCACATGCTGACCTCTGGGAAGTACCGCTCAAGATCATCCCCGGATTCAAGAATAGATTTTCCCTGGGCGTGGGTTATTGGTGAAACCTTCCCGTAGCCCCCCGGCCTGATTAGAGATCCGTCAGAATGCGTAATCAGATGTCGCCTTCCATCTTGGCCCTTGTAGAATCCGGCGCCCCACGGGTCTCCTGCATGACCGTCGCTGTACTTCGTGGCGAAAACGTATTCCCCATGCTCAATTGCAGATTCTGTGCTCATGCTGATTCGCTCCCAGGGATTTGAACCGGCGTCCCGAACAGCTCAGCCGCCTTACTGCCGGACGTGTCGCCATCGTTCGGAATGTACCGGCCATAGACACGGGCGATCATCACCCAGCTACTGTGGCCCATCTGTTTTGCAACCCACATTGGATGTTCGCCCGCTGACAGCATCATTGATGCGTATGTGTGCCGGGTTTGGTACGGGTTCCGGTACCGCACCTTTGCCTTGCGGATGGTCGGGATCCAGAATGATTTGCGAATAGCCTGGTCGCCGTCGAAGGGTTTCCCGTAGCGAGGATCATGGAACACCGGCCCGCCTACTATATAGGTATGTGCTTTCTGCTCTTCGAGCGCCTCCAGCGCCATCGGCAACAGTTTCACATCCCGCAGCCCCGCCGCCGTCTTCGGCAACTCCGCTTCCTTGGCCGCCTTGGTCAGTCCTCGCGATATCCTCGCCTCCCCCCGTAGCCAATCAATATCCCCCCATTCCAGCGCCACAAGCTCCGACGTGCGCAGCCCGGTCCAGAACGCGAACTGCAGCAGGTTCCGGTATTGCCCGGTTGCTGCCGCCAGGATCGCGGCCTGTTCTTCTTTCGTGAACGGGTCGATCTCGTCTTCCGCCTTTGGCTTGCCCTTCACTGAGTAGGTCCAGCCTGCCAGCGGGTTCGATTCGATCAGCTCATCATCGACGGCATCATTCAGCGCCGATCGCAAACAGCTTTGCACGTTGGCCAGCCGCTTGTTCGAGGCGTCCATCTTCGTCAGCTCATCCCGTACCATCTTGCGTGTGAGCGTCACCAACGGCGCATGGCCCAGCCTTGGAACCAGTACGCCGTTCACGATCTTGCGGTAGCCGTCCAGGGTCGACGCCTTGAGATGCGCCTCCTTTCGGGCCAGCCACTTGTCGAGATAGTCGGAGAGGGGAATCAGCCCGGTTTGATGCCCGAGCTTTACAGCGCGCTTTGACTTGGGGAAAGTCGCCGCGTAGTCGAAGGTGCCGTTATAGATGGCAAGCTCTACCGCTGCCTTGTGCTTCTCGGCACGCTTCAGATTAGCGGGGCTGGGCTCAAGTGGGAGACGCTCGCGACACTGCGTCCCTTCGTACATGAAACTGATTTCAATGCTGGACGCCGACGCGCGACGGACTCCATTCCGCTTTCCACCCATGCTTCGTACCCTTCCACGCTGATCAGCACATGGCCGTCTGGTGCCTTGATCCAGATTTCACCCAGGGGCCAAACTCCTTTCGAGAGCTTGGACCGGATTGCGTGCTCAGTGTAGCCGGTTGCCTCTGAAAATCGCTTGATGGTCTGATATTTGGCCATCCCTCACCCCCTCACCGTTACGCCGGCTGCTATCGCCTTGTCTGTGTGCTGCATGTCTATCTCCTATCGGCTGACTCGAACGCTGGCGTCAGGGTTGGCAATGCACGCTTCCAGGTAGCGCGCCACGAACGGTACGAAGTGGACGTATCGCCCCCAGCCGTTAGGTGAGTCGAATTGTTCAAAGTGGCTCGGTCTCTCGACCAGCTGAGCCAGCCCTGCGCGCAGAGGCTCAATCAGCTGGCTCGCCTTGGTCACGCCGATTTCGTCCGGGCGCCACAGGTGCTTGTAGATACCTGCTTCGCCGGCCATCGTGTTCAGGTTGTGCGTGATATTGGCGTCGTACAGGCACCGGTCTTCTTCGTCGTAAAGCGAAACGTCTAGGCTCATGGCGTGCAAATCCTCCCCGCCGACTCTCGCCGGCAGGCTGTGTGTTTGGGTGGGGTTAGGGGTTAGGCGTCCAGCTTCAGTGCCGCCTCCATGCGGGCATTCATGGCTTCTGACCGAGCTAACAGTAGGTCGAGCCGATCGTTCTGGCGTTGCACCTGAGCAATCATGGCATCGGTGTCATCCATGCTCTTTTTGATTAGCTCGCGAAACCACTCCAGATCAGTCTGTCGTTTCATTCACGCCTCCTTCGCATCCATGGCGGCTATCGTCCTGCCTTGACGTTTGTTCTCACGCTTGAGCTGCTTGTTTTCTTCGCCTAGAGCCTTGCAGCTACCGCGCAACGATGCGTTATCGGATAACAGCCTATCCCGCTCGGCCTTCAGCGCGCGGATGTTTGCATGCACGTTCCCGACATCCGGGTCGCCGTTTTCATCCGGTGCAAACTCGTTTGCGTAGGCCATGCGTGCCGCTGCAAGGCCGTCCCGCTCGGCGGTCACGGCTGACAGGGCGGCGGTTACCCGGTCGAGGTCGCGCGCCATCTGGAATATCGGGTGCGGCGGCTCCCACTCTGCATCATCCGGCGCGGCGTCGAACTCAGCTGCCAAGCGCTGCAGCTCAACCACTTCCGCCTCTGCGGGCTGGGCTAACATTTCGGCCAAGTCAGCTATCGCAGAGCCTCGGTCGAGGGTCAGGCACTCGTCCGAGTCATACGGTTTTGCGCAAATCCGTTCCAGCAGCTCCCGATCAACCAATACCTTGCTCATGCTTCACCTCGTTGGGCGGGGCTGGGTGTGGCGGCACGTAGGCAACCACGATGCTCGCTATCGGTCACCAGATACCCGCAGCACTGGCAGCGCGGGGCGGTCTGCGCGATGGGGGCGGCTATATCTGCACCTGCGATCAGTCGATACCGGCATCCACACTGAGGGCAGGACGCACTCATCGTCCCTTCGCGCTGGCACTCTGGGCATTTGTCCTCATCCGGCGACGGACCGTGCCATAGGCAGTGGCTGCACGCGCTATCGCCATCGACCTGATCATTGATGCCGGCGTGCCCGCACTCGGTACATTCGCGGCACTCCACGTATGTAGGCTGCTGCTCGGCCTGCGCGGGGCGGGCGGCGCGCTCCTGCCATGCTGCCCATGCTGCGTTTGTGCGTGCACTGGCGTAGTCATCAGTGCCGGCACTCCATTGCAGGCCGCCGACAATCAGCCACTTGTCGCCCTGAGTTTTAGCCCACGCCTCAAACGCCTCCCGCTCATCCTGCGCCGTGGCTGGCTCACCTTGAGCGTTGAGCTTCGCCTGTAGCTGCTCGATGACGCCTTTCTGCTCATTGGCTACAGCCTTCCAGTTCACCGTGTCAGCTTGAATCGGGGCTGGCTCGGCCTGTTGGGATAGGGCGGCGCGGATATCTTTCATCAGCGCGCGCCCCGCTGGGAGCATATCTACGTCAAGGCGAGCATCCTGCTCCTTTATCAGTTCGGTCGCTTGCCGCAGCAACCCGCGAAGCTGCTCAACCTCACTCTTCCGATGCCTGGCGCCGTCGTGCCGGCCCTTGTCATAGCCCGACTGCCAGCTGTTCGCGTCGGATTGCAGAACCTTGACCTGCTCGCGCAAAGCCTCAATCTCCGCCCTCGCAGCCCCCAGCTCAGCGCCGATTCGCCCGGCTACCTTCAGTTCGTTCTGTGTCATGTCCTTTGTCCTGTGTTGGTGGGAGGCAGCGGAAACAGGCGCATTGGCCGATCCGCTTGCCGTCCGTGCGGCAGAAGATTGGTGCGTTCACAGCGGCAGCGACTCCTGCACCGCAAGGCATTCGGCCTCGCCGTGGGGCAGTGGCTTGTCCTGCCAGCAGATAAGCGCGACAAGTTCGTCAGTCGGCGTGTCGGTCACGTCCATCCAGTCGCTGTGCGTGGCCTTGAGTTCGTTCGGGTGCAGCCAGCGCGAGTGCGTGCGATCCGGCGACAGGCAGTAGCGGAATCCTTGGTCGCGTAGGGTCATTTCCTGCGGCCTCCGTGCGTTGTGGCCGTCCAGCCGGCGCTGGTCACTTGGTTGCCGTGGTCAGCTATCAGGCTGTCGATCAGGGCGCCCATGTAGGCGACGAGGCCGGTGACTGTTTCGCCGCGGGCGGTCGTGCTGTGCGTGTGCTTCTCGCCGTTGGGCAGCACGAACCACGCGCTGGCGTTCCAGTCGGAAGGGCGCCGGGGCTCAGTGCCGCGAACAACTGGCCGCGACACTCGGTTGTCGATGGAATAGAGGGTCACGATGCAGCTCATGGCTGGCACACCTCCAGCAGTGCCGCCTCGCTCAGGTCACCAAGCGGCGCAGCGATGTATTGGGCAAGCGCGTAGACGCCCCACGGCTTGCCAGTGATTTCTGCCCGGTACGCCGCGTGGCGGATGGCGTCGAGCGCGTCGCTGAATCTCATGCCATCTGCTCCAGTGCCCTGCGGGCGAATGCCGCCAACTCACGCTTCGGATCGCGGCGTCGCTTGAGTACGGTCGTCGGGTCGTGCCAGCGCTTGCGCTCAATGGGCTTCACTTCGCGGAAGCCTTCGACCTGCTGGATGGGTACGCCTGATTCGGCGACGAGTCGTGAAAGCCAGGCAGCATCAGCCGCCCGGCCCGCTGGGGTTAGGTTGCAAAATGTCATTGGGATGCACCGGGAGGAGGGCGCGCTGGGCGCCCAGTGGATCAGATCAGCAGCGAGCGGGCGCCGCGGTAGGGGTCGGCAAAGGGGATGTCCGAATCAAAATCATCTGGCGGCGCGGCCTGCTGGCGTGGCGCTGGCTGGCGTGCGGCTTGCGCTTGCGGGTGGCGCTGGCCATTACCGCCTTCCGGCTTGCCGCCTAGCAGCTGCATGGTGCCGCCCATGTCTACGACGACTTCTGTGGTGTACCGCTTCACGCCGTCCTTCTCCCATTCGCGGGTTTGCAGACGGCCTTCGATGTAGCACTGCGAACCTTTGCGCAGATACTCGCCGGCAATCTCGGCAACCTTGCCGAAAAGCACCACGCGATGCCATTCGGTACGCTCCTGTAACTGGCCGGTCTGCTTGTCCTTCCAGCTGTCGGTAGTGGCTAGCGTGATGTTGGTCACCGCATTGCCGTTGGGTAGGTATTTAGTTTCGGGATCGCCGCCGCAGTTACCTATCAGGATGACTTTGTTCACGCCTCTCATGCTGCCTTACTCCTCATGCGCTCGCGCATTTCGTGTTCAAGTTCTGCCAGCTCTTCGAGGAAGAGCTTGATTTCGGTTTCCATCTGGCGAATGCGGGCCTCGTCGCGCTCGAAGCGGAAGCAGGCGTATTGCAGTTCGTCCGGCATGCGATCGTCGAAGGTCACGAAGTCGACCCACTCCAGCTCGGCGCAAGCCATCTGCGCGAACATCTGCCATTCGTACTGCGGGTCATGCTTGCCGGATTGGATGGTGGCGACGTGGGTAGCCGTATTCGGGCATTTGATCTCGAGGCCGCCGCGGGCGGACAGGATCAGTCCGTCAGGTGATGCGCCGAAGCCTTCGATCGATGGGTGCAGGATCAGGCCGGCTTCGGTCACGTCTGCGTCCGCATACAGCTCGTAAGCCATCCTGGCAACCGGCTCCAGTTCGTTGCCTCGCTGCATGGCGGCGCTGGTGAACCCTTCCTCGCGCTTGCCCGTCAGCCGCTCGCACAGTAGCTGCATCATGTAGTTCTGCCGGGTAGCAGAAGGGGCGCCTCCGCGCCCCTTTGCCATTACGTCTCGAACCCGGCTAGCCGTGACGCGGCCAAGCCTGGCGGTGTACCAGTCTTCAGTTTGCTGCTGCATGGTCAGCCTCCTGCACCTCTCCTTCGATAGGCTCTGGTTGTGCGCTCAGTGCGGCCTTGCGGGCCTCGACAGCGGTCTTGAATGAAGAAAACGACGACACGTCTTTAGCGGCCTGCATCTCTGCCTTGCCTGCCAACCAGACGCTTTGCAGCGCTTCCAGCGATTCGGCGTTTACTACTTGGGCGATCCACTTCTCGGCCAGTTCGCCGCCGCGTGGCTGCTCGTTCATCGAAGCCAGCCCCTCTCCTGAATCGGTGTTCAGGTGATGGATCGCCTTGTCGAGGCGGTCAGTCTTCGGCCAATACTTGTAGGCGCGCTTCACTACCGTCTTCTTCGCCATCTCGCCGTAGTCCGTCTTCCAGGGTGAAGACTTGCCAGACTTCACCGACTGCGAACGATTCATAATCGAATCAATCTCGTCTCGGCTCATGCAGGTTGTCAGGTAGTCGCCGTCAGCCGTCTTGACGACCACGTACACGCCGACGATGGCGCCGCGGTCCTTCGAGAACGGGTTGTACTGGTGCGCTGGCGGCTTATCGAAGCCATTTAAGGCGAATGAGTCGTTCTGGTAGACCAGTTCGGCCTGAGCCCAGCGGATCGAGCCGGTAGCCATGGCCAGGTCCATCAGGCCCATGTAGCTGATGTCGAGACAAATCTTCCCGTCGCGTGGCACCAGATAGGCCTGCCGCTTTGCCGGGTTCAGGCTGATCCCGATTGCTGCGATGTTGGTGACCGCGTTCACTACCGACTGGCGGTTGTTCATCGCGATTTTGGCGGCAAAGTCATTGCCTTGAATGGTCTGGATTGCGAACTCGGCTTCCCGCTCGAAGCTGAGCGTCTTGTCGGTCAGCACCTGGGCAAATGAATCTCGCGCGCCGTATATGTCCTGCGCGATGGTTAGGGCGTTGCTCATCGGATCTACCTCGGTAAGTGATCGGATTAGAAAAGAAAGTAAATCGCCGCCTCACTGATCAGGCCGAGAGCCAGCACAGCGAAGGGGATGGAGAAGATCCAGATGACCCACCACGCCGCTGCGAATGAGTGGCCTGTGGGGGTGTCGTCGTAGTCGATGACTTCGGTTCTCATAACGGCGCCCCGTTGGTGATTCGATCTGCAAGGCCGTGCACTACGACGAAGAACGCTGTGGCCACGCCAGCGCAAAGCCAGAAGACGGCTCGCTGTTTTGTGCTTTGGTAGCTAGCCATCAGATGCCCTTTATCAGCGCCATGTAGGCGAGCCATCCGCAGAACGGCGCCACTCCGCAATACAGCAGGAAGGCGCCGGCTATGTTCTTGAGGGTCATGCCGCAGTCCTCACGGTGAATTTCGTCTTGAGCGTCCATGCCTTCGTGACCGCGTGATTCATCCGCAGGTAAAGGCTCGTTTCGATCTGGCCGGTGTCGCGCAAGGCTTTCAGGTAGCCGTACAGCACGTTGCAGTGGTAGTCGGCAGTTGCTGCGTACCTGGCGCCCCGCAGGTGCTTGAAGTGCTCGCGAATGGTGTCTTCGGTCTTCATGCTGCCTCCCGCTTAATCTCTTCGGCGTGTTCGCGGCGCCGGTTGGCCTCGTGTTCGAGGAATGCGTCTATCCGGTCATCGCAGTAGTCGATGAAGGCGGAGACGGTTGCTTCGTCGTGTTCGTCGAGCTGATCCTTGATCGCGTCTTCGAGCGAGCAGGACTCATCCGGGCACGGGTATTCCCGAACCCCTGGTTCGTGTCTGTACATGGTGGATACCTCGGTTGCCCGGATGGGCGGGGGGAAGGGGTGATGCAGGTGTGGCTGGCTGCCGAAGTCCAGCTTTTATCCGTTTCCGGTTTTCCCTCGGATATACCGATTGCGGCGAATCCACTGCATCGGGGGTCGGCCTGGACCTGGACCTTTCACCAGGGTCTGGCAATTGCCGGCCGGGCTGTCGAGCAAGCCGACCTCCGATGCAGGCTCGTTACGTGAGCCATTCGGCCGTCTCAACGGGGTGTAGTGGAGTCCCGCCAACGGCTGCCGGTGTTTTTCAGCAATCGGGGCACTTGCCGGCTTATCCCCGTCGCGGATATCCCGAAGGTCCGCCGCGCGCGGATGTGATCTTGTCTAGGTGAAGCACAGGCCGGAGTCGCACCGGCCGGTAAAAAGATCGTTCGCTACTGAAAGATCAGCATCGCTAAGCGGCTTTCCCGTGTCGGTGAGCCAGAGGTCTTCGTCGCGCTGCTGTATCTCGCGCTCAAACTGCACGGCGCGCTCAAAATCGGCAGGCGCGTTCTCTTTCTGCCACTGCCATTCGTGCCCAGATTTGTTTGGGCACATCCAGCAGCTAGAGCGGGGAGGCTCGGGCCAGCCCATGCGCCTGACCAGCGCTATGCAGTCGCCTCGCGTCATGCGTCGCTCGATCAGCGGGTACTTGTGCTGCCACTTGCCAGTCGGCTGGCTCACGCGGCGCAGCTCGTCTATCGTCATGCCAAGCCAGATGTCGGCCTGTTCGACGCCTTGCTCTACAGCCCAGCGCCGCATCACGCGCTGCTTCCACTCGTTCGAGCAGTAGGTCGGCAGCTTTCCGATCTCGCCCGATTCAGTCGTGAACGCAGGAATCAGGATGTCGTCGTTGCGCATGAGGTCGACCGTGGCGTAGCGGCTTTTGGCCACCCGGCTCAGGGTTACGCCAGCCGCCTGTAGCGCAGGCATCACCCAGCGGTCCAGGTAATCCCACGTCGTGCTCATCTCGCGCTCGGTGTCGACGATGATGGCCAGGTCAGGGCTAAGTTCGCCCTGGCAGATCAGGGCGGCAATGGCTGAGCTTTGCGTGCCGCCGCCACTGCTCCAGATTTGTGTGCGCTTCATGGTGGCCTCGTTTGAATGAATGCCTGCTACCGATTCCCGGCAGGCGCTAGGCAGGAGTTGTCTTCCGTGACGCCGGATCGGCTCCAGCTGATGGTCATGGCGCTACCAGCACCGGGCGCCCTCGATTATTACAGGCCCGTTAGGGTCTGGTCTGGCTGGTTCAGGCGTTCATCGTCACGGTGATGTAGCCGTTACTGGCTCGCATCACGCCCCAGCGCTTCAGCATCACGGCGGGTCCGAACTTCTTGACCGCCGCACGCTTCACCTGATCGGCTACCGACTGCAGGCTTTCGCCTTCGTCAGCAATGGCTAGCCACTGGAGCCGCTTGCCGCTGCTAAGGCTGGCGTCGATGTTGAACTGGGCCATTTGCTATCCCTCAATCTCAAAGTGGCGGCGGGCTACCTGCTCGCCGATCTCATCCAGCAATTCAGCGGCGCCGAAGTGGTTCACGATCTCTTCGATATCGAAGTTCGCGAGGACCGTTGCGCCGTCCGCGTCGTATGCCGATACGTCCATCATCGTGCGGCTGGCTGGGTTAACGTCGATTTTGTAGGCGTCGAAATTCAAAACGCTGATGTTCATTGCTCACTCCTTCCAGTGGATTCCTCCTGATGCGCCCCGCTTGAGGCGCACCGAGGAATCGTCTGTCTTGCTGGCCTCCGTTACTTGCCACGGTGGGCTGGGCTGAACTGTCAAGTAATCCTTGGCAGTTCGATCTCGTTGCGCGCTATGCCGCCAACTGCGCCTCATCCAGTCGCTGAGCCCTGACAACTAGCTGCGTCCTGGGGGCGTCTGGGCGGCGTATCGGGCGGACCTGGGTGTTCTCTCCGCCTACGAATAACGCCAGCACGAGCGGGGCGATGATTCCCCGGCGCATGGCTTCAAGGCAGAGGCCGCGTGTTGTGCGCTGGTTGCCCAGCTTGAAACGGGCGTCGTCGAGCTGCTGCTTGACGGTGTAGTGGCTGCAGTCCATCAGCCGTGCGATTTCCTTTGCCGTCTTGTCTGTTGCTGCCCAGAGAACGGCCAGCAACTGGCGCGGTGCCAGGCCTTCGCCGAGGCGTCCTTGCCAACCATCAATTTGGATTGTGTCCATAGTGGTTCTCCTTGCTTTGGGTCTTGCTGCTTTCCGCGAAGCCCTCCGTGAAGGCTCCCTGGAGAGCATCCCGGCCACTGTGGCGGCCGGGTAATCTCTAAAGTCTTTCCATCCGGTCGCGGACCCTGCCCACCGGAAAACTGTTTTTGGTGCTTTACGCTGCACACCTGGGTCAGTTGCCAACCCTCTGAGTCGTTAAGGCCGACTCATCGCTGCCTGTCGTGTTGCGTGCCACTAAAGAGCTTTCGGGTTGCCCCGAGGCCTCTCGGCCTGTCGTCGCTGTGTTTCGCTTCGATGGGTGAGAATTTAGAGAACTAAACAAAAGTCGTCAACAGGTTTTTAAAGAAAACTTAACAGCGAGGCAAAAAAGAAGCCCGCGAAAGGGCGGGCTAGGGTGTCAGTGTTCTGATCCGGTCCAGATGACGTGCACACTTCCGTCCGGCCTTCGGCGCATGGTCACGTTGTCTGCCTGTTCGATCTCTTCTAGAAGACACTCCCAGTCTTCCGGCCTGTCATCCGGCCCCGGCCGGAGATTGGCCTGGCGTTCGCGCTGCGCTGTTGGCGCCGCCAGCGCTAGATTCACCCGGCGCACCAAGCGGCTATAGGTCGATGCCTGGCAGTGGTGCGTGATGGCGTGAGGTTGCATCCGATTCATTGTGGTCCTCCTTACTGCTGGATATCCACACAGTAATTGTGAGGGTTTCACGGGGCAAGAGGAAACATGGTGGCCGGTTGCCACATGTAAAGAAGTGGCTCAGACCTAAGTAGGAGAGGGATGCGGCAGATACAAAAAGCCCCGCGTGGTGCGGGGCTTGGTGACTACTGAGGTGCTGCGGGCGGCGCTGCTTGCTGCGATACGATTTGCTCCAGCAGTTGCCGGGTTTCGATTGATTGCTGCCGCGCCTCCTGGATCAGTAGCGTGGTGTCTCTGCCGGTGTCGTAAGTGCTTGCGCCATAACCGAGCACGCCGATCAGCACTCCCGCGATAGCTAGGGTGGAAGCGATGGCAGTGGTAATTACCACACCCTTGATGCCTTTCACGCTGGAGATGTCTTTCTCGATCAGATCCAGGCGATGATCGATGCCCTTCATCGAGTCAGCCACTGACTGCGTGAAATCTCGCAAGCGAGCGTCGACCTTGAGATTCTGATTCTCAAGATGGGCGTGCAGTTCGTCGCGGGTCATGTCGTTCATTTCGCGATGATCTGCTTGGCGCGTCCGAGTGTCAACATCGGAAAAGAGGTGTCCAAACTCCAGATTTCGGCGGTAGTCCTCGCTTTTCTTGTCGAAATCCATCGCGTTATTCTTCATCCACCTGAACCTTTCGCGGTGCTTCTTTGGGCGACAGCAGCGGGCCGGCATCCTCCGCAAACGCCTCCCACACGTCGACCATGCTGTTGTGATAACGAAGCCCGTCCTTCCTCATCTTTTCCGCTTGATCCAAAATCTGCTGTGCCGCTTCTTCATCTCCAGCCGCGCGGCAGCGGGCAACCTCCCTGCCGGCCGCCATAGCAGCGAGGCTGCCGATGCTGACCGTGTACTGCGCGAGATGGCGAACGCTATCCATAAGCGCCAGGTTTAGTTCTTGCTGGCTGGTTGGTTTGGGCCTTTCAGTTTTGCTTTGCGGATCTTCGCTCATATCAAACCCTAACCTTGCTCGGCGCCACGATGTGGCCGACGTAGTGCATTTGCTCGATCTGTTCCATTGGAATCGTGCGCCGGCTGTATGCGGGATTGAGCGACATCACGCTGACCTCCTCGTCGTTCGCGTATAGCAGCTCCTTGAGCATGCATTCGCCGTCGACTAGCCGGATCATCACGTACTCGCCAGGCACAAGCCTGCCGTTCGGCTCACAGACCGCGATCCAGCCCGAACGGATAGCAGGGGCCATCGAATCGCCGCGCAGGCGAAGGGCGTAGGCGCCAGGATCTTTGGACGGCACGTCAACGACGCCTTCTCCTTCATCCAACGCATACCAATAGCCCTCAGCGCCCATCTGCGCGGTACCGACGATAGGGATAGCGCGATACGGGCTGACGATTGGCGGGCCTTGCTCGACGTTGCTGGCGTCGTCCATATCCAGCCACGGCTTGTCCAGGCTGATGCCTTCGGGAACGGGGGCGCCCTCACCTGTAGCAAGCCAGCGAGCAGAGCAGCGGAGCGCCTTGGCGAGCGCCATTAGGTTCTCGCCGCTCAGTTTGTTCACGCCGGTCTTCCAGAAAGTGATCGTCGTTCTTGAGACGTTGATCCGCTTGGCCAGCTCGCTCTGAGTCAGGCCGGTTTCCTTCAGACGCTGAGTCAATCGGTCTTTGAATTCCATGTTTAGGATTCTAAAGGCTTACGTTGTTTAGATTCCTTGCCTTTGCGTGTTAAGATGCCTAAACTGACCGCACAAATAGCGGAGAGCTGAAATGACATTCGACGAAGCATTGGCGTTCTTTGGCTCGGGTCGAGCCATTGGAGATGCGCTTGGTGTCAGCAGCGGCCGAGTTTCCCAGTGCCGTGCAGCAGGAGGTTTTTCCTACCCGATGCAGTGCGTTCTTGAGAAAGAGTCTCGCCGGAAGTTGATCGCCAAGCGTGAAGACGAGCCGGGTAGTTCTGCGGCAGTTGCATAAGAGACATCCCTGTCAGTGGTTTCCATGGTTCCCATCTTAGGACCAACGGATCGGACAGGTAAGCGAAGCGGAGAGGGTGTGGATTCATCCAGTACCCGGAACTGCAGGCAATAAAAAACCCGGGATGACGGCCCGGGTTCTTCAACAACGATGAGTAACGAGGTAATGATGGCAAATCGAGAAAACATACGCAAGTCAGTCCGCTTCGAAGTGTTCAAGCGTGACAACTTCACTTGCCAATACTGCGGCGCGAAGGCGCCAGACGTGGTGCTCCACGTCGATCACATCAACCCGGTAAGCAAGGGCGGCGACAACGAGATCATCAACCTGATCACGTCCTGCCAGCCCTGCAACCTTGGCAAGTCGGACCGCCTCCTTTCCGACAACGCCTCGATCGAGAAGCAGCGCGCCCAGCTGGAAGAGCTGAACGAGCGCCGCGACCAACTGGAAATGATGCTCGCCTGGCGCGACTCCCTGAAGGAGCTGGACGAGGAGATTGTTCAGGAGATCGTTGATCGCATCGAAGCGAACATTGGCGACTTCAAGATCAACGACACCGGCCGGGCTCACGTCCGCAAATGGCTGAAGCGCTTCAGTGTTGAGGAGCTGCTAGACGCCATCGAGATCGCCACGGAGAAGCTTGTTGGCTTCACCTCCGAAGGCGTTGAGGCGTGCTTCAACTCCATCCCAAAAATCTGTGCCACCAAACGCCTCCCTCACGCAAAACAGCGCCTGCTCTACGCCAGGGGGATTCTGCGTCGGCGCATCTACGTCAACGAAAAGATCGTCATGGCGCTGATGGAAAGCGCTGTGGCGGCCGGCATGGATGTGGAGGAACTCATTGAGTACGCGAAAGAAGTCAAGAACTGGACAGAGTTCCGAGCTGAACTCGAAGGAGTCGCACATGGCTAGGGCGCGCAATATCAAGCCTGGTTTTTTCTCCAACGAGTATCTGGCTGAGCTGGACTTCGCTACTCGTTTGCTCTTCATCGGCCTGTGGACTGAGGCTGATAAAGCTGGACGTCTTGAGGACCGCCCTAAGCGCCTGAAGATGGCCCTATTTCCGGCTGACAGCGTTGATGTTGATTCCATGCTGTCGGGTCTTGAGAGCTATGGCTTCATCCGTCGCTATGAGCGCAATGGGTTGAAAGTCGTTCAGATCGTGAACTGGGCGAAACACCAGAACCCGCATCACACCGAGAAGGCATCGGTTCTTCCACCGGAGCATGACGAGAGCGCTCCAGCTGGTAACGGTGAAGTAACCGTTAACTCACAGGAGCAAGACGGTGGAAATCCTGCTGATTCTCTGATTCCTGATTCACTGATTCCTGAAGAAGAGCATGTCGACGCTTCCGCCTCGACTTCCCCCCAGCTCGCCACGGTCACTCAGATCGATCGCATCCCCTACGAGCAAATCCGCACCCTGTACAACCAGGTTCTTGGCGGAAAGCTCAAGCGCTGCATGGGCGTGACTGACACCCATCGAAAGCACATCCGCGCTGCCTACAACCTCAAGCTGGATGGCAAGTTTGTCGTCCGTGACGGTGGGCTCGCCTTCTGGGAAGGGCTCTTCAACGACGTTCTGGACTGCCCGTTCATGCTGGGCGTCAACGGCCGCGGCTGGAAGGCCGACTTCGAGTTCCTGACCACCGCGAGCAAGATTCAGCGCTTCATGGAGGGTAAGTACGATGCTGCCTGAACGCCCCCTGATCGCAATGGAGGCCGAGCACGGTGTTCTCGGCGCCCTGATGCACAAGCCTGAGCTGTGCGAAGAGGTGGGTGCCTTTCTGTCTCCTGCCGACTTCGCGAGCGATGATCACGCCGCGCTGTACTCGATGATCCTGGCGGCGCACTCCAAGAAGATGCACCCGGACAGCATCACCCTGTCGGAGATCCGCGACGAGCTGCCGAGCGGGGAGATGACCATCGTCTACGCCTCGGAAATCATGCGGAACACGCCGAGCGCAGCCAACGGCCTGCATTACGGGCGCATCGTTCTGGAGCGCGCCCAAGCCCGCAAGCTGTACGACGCCGGCCAGAAGCTCATGGAGCTGGCGACTCAGCGCGGAAAGATCCCGGAGCAAGTGGCGGCCGCGCAGAGCTTGGTGTTCGAACTGAGTGTGCACAGCGAGCGGCCGGACGTTGTTTCGCTCAAAGACGCGCTAATGCCAGTCGTTGACGAGATGGACGCTCGGTTTAACGGCCAAGCTGCGATGGGGCTGGATTTTGGCCTGCCAGACCTGGACAACATCATTCGCGGCCTTCGTCCCGGCAACCTTGCCATTGTTGCTGGCCGGCCCGGCACCGGAAAGACGGTTCTAGGCGTAGGCCTGGCAGACCAGATTGCTATCCGAAAGGGTGGATCGGCTCTGATCTTCTCGCTGGAGATGGGGCAGGCGGAACTGGCGAAGCGCTCCCTTTCTGCGATGTCCGGCGTCTCGCAGAGCCGGATTGAAAGCGGAGAGGCGCTGCAGGACGGTGACGCCATTGCAGCAATCACCGCCGCAGTTCACCGCATGAGCACCGCCGACGTGCGCATCTGCGACAAGGAAGCGCTGACCTTCGCCCGCATCTGCTCGATTGCCCGCTTCCAGCATCGTGCCAAGCCGCTCGATGTGATCGTGATCGATTACCTTGGCCTGATCGGTAGCGACCCGAGCGCGCGATTCCAGAACCGCAACCAAGAGCTTGGCTCGTTCAGCCGCGGCCTGAAAGCGCTGGCGAAGGAGCTGCAGATCCCGATCGTCGCGCTTGCGCAGCTCAACCGCTCCATCGAAACCCGTGGCGACGCGAAGCCGAAGATGAGCGACCTGCGCGACTCGGGCGAGATCGAGCAGGACGCGGACATGATCATCATGGCCCACCGCGACATGAACTCGGAACACGGCCAGAACGGCATCACCGAGATTGACGTCGTGAAGTGCCGCCACGCCAAGCCCGGCTTCTGCCTGCTCCAGTTCCAGGGCGATTTCGCCCGCTTCGTCTCCTGCGCGCAGCAGCGCGAGGAATCCCAAGACAACAACGTCCGGCCGATGCGCAAGAGCGCCCGCGCCATGGTGGGGGATTACTGATGAGCCAGTACGCAGAGATCCGGCGTCTTGCCGAGCAGGAAATTGCCCTCCGTGGCGGGGCTGACGAGAACGCCCGCATCGAGTGGTGCAACGCAGTCAAGGCGCTGCGCAAGGCCGTACCGGACTGGTCGGCTGTCGTGGTTGAGCTGGTGAATGAATTGGACCGCGTCGTCTGTGCTGACGGAAGCACCCAGCGCGGCGTAGGAGCGAAACGATGACTGACTACATGGAAATAACCGAAGCCTTCCACCAGGCCCGCACAGCTCCCGACGTAACAGACCGCGCCTCTGGCCTAGAGGAAGCGGATCGTATCGGTGGCGTGGCGATGGTTCTGGCGAAGATGCAAGGCCCGGGGCAGGACTGGTGCGACGAGTGCGGCGAACAGCTCAGCGAGGGGCGCCGCAAGTCGGCTCCGTGGGCTATCCGCTGCGTGCCGTGCGAAGAGATCCATGCACAGATGGAGGCGCGCCGCCGTGGCTGAGCGTATCGCAATCAACAGCGCCTCGAAGCTATCCGAAGCCATCAACCTCATCACTCGGATGTACCGGGAGAAGAAGTATCTGGTCCTCAGCCTGCGCGAAGGCAAGGACCGGACGCTTGACCAGAACGCTCTCTGGTTCGCCCTGTACGAGCGCATCGCACAGATGACCAGCATCGGCGACGTAGAGGATGCCCGCAGCTACTGCAAGCTCCACGTCGGTGTTCGCATCCTGCTCCGTGACTGCGCTGACTACCGGGAAACCTGGGATCGCCTTTTCCTGCACTGGAGCTACGAAGACAAGCTGGCCCTGATGGGCGCGCATCCCGTCGCCGGGCCGGAAGGGCTGGCCGTCACTCGCCTGTTCAACCGCAAGCAGGGCATCGAGTACACCGACCGCATCGTGTCCGAGTTCACCGGGCGCGGCGTGTTCTTCGGGGACTTGCTCGGGGAGGCCGCAGCATGACCTGCCGCCTCTGCAATTCCGCCAACACCACTTCGCTCGGTATGCGCACTCCGCACTCCTACTGCAACACCTGCGGCGGTCACGACTACGAAGGCCAGCTATTCGACCGCAAGACCTGGGACGCCTGGGTCAATGGCGATATCGAGCGGCCTGTTCGTGACGAGCAGCTGGATATGTTCGGGGAGGTGGCATGAAGGGTCGTAGTACATCAGCCGAGCAGAAGCGCTACCACGACCTGTTGGCCCAGCGCATCGGCTGTATCGCCTGCCAGAAAGACGGCCGATTCAACCCGTCCGTGAGCATCCATCACGTCGACGGCCGCACCAAGCCTGATGCGCATTGGATGGTGCTGAGTCTTTGCGCGGGCCATCACCAAGATGGCTACGGCGCCCCAGGCCTCGTCGCCGTTCACCCCTACAAGGCCCGCTTCGAGCTTGCCTATGGGAAGCAGGAAACACTAATCCGCGACTGCGCCCTGCAGTTGCTTGATATGGGCCTGACGCTGCCGGCGCGGGTCATGGAATTGATCGGACTGGAGCAGGCGGCATGAGCCACGAACACTACTTCATCGACGTATCGCACATCGACCGGCTCGACGTGTACCGCCTGCTTGATCTGTTCAAGGTCACCTGCCCGGTCGCTCAGCACATCGTCAAGAAGGCATTGGCGGCCGGCCAGCGAGGGCACAAGGACACCCGGCACGACTGGCAGGACATTGCCGACAGCGCCGCTCGCCGGCTGCAGATGATCGACGAGGATGCCGGGTGGACGGATGACGCTATTCGGGCCGCTGCATTCGGCCAGCAGAACACCATCGACTGCCGCACCGATACCGAGAAGGCGGAACTGGCATGAAGATCTCGCGCATCGATGTGATTGGACAGAACGGAAACGATGGAGCTGCGTATGACCAGATCCTCTGCGGCGAAGAACTGTTTGTCAGCGGAAGGCCTGATTGCAAAGGAGCGTGCGGAGCAGCTTGCCCTGGTAATCGCGGACAAGATGCGCGCCCGGTGCAAGCCAATGGGTCTGCCGAAGTGGCGCCAGTGGGTATCGGCCGAGCTGTCGCGGATGAGCCCGCTGCTCCGGTCGATGGTTCGTGCGGCGCTGGAAGCGAAGGCGAGGGGGAGTAGATGACTTTCCCGATCCGTAAAGCCTCAGCCCAAACCACGGTCAAGCCGGCGAAAAGTGCGGGATCGGGAAAATCCACCGCGAGCCAGGCTGAAGACCTTCTGGCGCTTCACCTGCGCGCAGAAGGCATCGAAGCCATCCGAGAGTACCGCTTCGCTGCTGAAGCGTGTGGAGGGCCTGGTAAGGGCCTGCGTGATCGTCTGGCCAAGGCTGGCCTGCAGGACTGGCGCGCTGACTTCGCGCTGCTAGAGCACGGATTGCTGATCGAATGCGAGGGCGGCGGTTGGGCTGGGGGTAGACACACCCGCGGCGCCGGCTTCGCTGCCGACCTCAAGAAATACGACGCCGCTGCCCGCCTTGGGTGGCGCGTCTACCGCTGCGACCCCGCCATGATCAAGAGCGGGCGCGCTATCGAGACAATCCGAATTCTGATGCAGCAGAGGGGAGCCGCCTAATGGCCGCACGCAAAGCGACAGACGATGAAATCAGGGCTGCACTGGACGGCCGGACTGTGGCTGAGGCTGCGCAGATCCTTGGACTGCACGAGCGCAACGTCTATACCCACAAGGCCAGGCTGGCCAGGCAGGGATGGAGCCCGGAGCACGACATGACCAAGACCGTGCCGGATGGCTTTCGCCTCAAAGGCACGTCGACCCTGTACGACGAAGACGGCAAGGCCAAGCTTCAATGGGTCAAGACCACCATCGACCAAGAGCGCCAGGCTGAACTGATCCGTGAAGCGTGCCAGGCGATGTCCGAGGATCTGCCGCAGGTTGAGCCGCGCAAGGCCGGCAACAGCTACCTGTCTCACCTGCTGGCCGCCTACCCGATAGGTGACGCCCACATTGGGATGCGCGCATGGGGAGAGGAAACGCAGGGCAGTGATTGGGACCTGGCCATTGCCGAGCGCGTCCAGTGTGGCGCCATGGCTGCTCTGGTCGATCAAGCCCCGGCCTGCGAGCAAGCGCTGATCATAAATTGCGGCGACTGGTTTCATGCCGACAACATGGAAGGCACCACGAGCCGCTCCGGCCACATCCTGGACGTCGACGGGCGCTACGCGAAGATGATTCGCGTCGGCGTCAAGGTGATGAGGCAGTGCATCGAGTCCGCACTGATGAAGCACGCTCGAGTTCGGGTCTGCAACGTCATCGGCAACCACGACGACACCGGCGCTATCTGGCTGAGCATCGCCCTGAGCCACATCTACGCCAACGAGCCGCGCGTGACGATCGATACCTCGCCTGCGCCGTTCATGTACCACGAGCACGGCAAGGTGCTGATCGGGATGCACCACGGCCACTCCTGCAAGCCTGACCGCCTCCCGGGCGTCATGGCTACCGATCAGGCGCAGGCATGGGGTCGCACCGAGTTCCGCTATTGGTACATCGGCCACGTGCACCACCAGAGCGTCAAGGAGTACAGCGGCGTTACCGTCGAGTCCTTCAACACCCTGACCGCCAAGGATGCTTACTCCGCATGGGGCGGCTACCGGGCGCAGCAGAACATGAAGTGCATTATCCATCACGCGGAGTTCGGCGAGGTTGGCCGGCACACGGTGAATCCGAACATGCTCAAGGGGGAAGCAGCATGAAGAGTGCCGAAGAGCTTTTGACCCAATGGGGCATCTGGGTATGGCAGAAGACAGGCGTGCCCCGGTACGTCTCACCGATGCTGGCCATCATGCGCGACAACGTGCCCAGCACCCACGCGCCAGATGCTGCGATCACCGATGAAGAGGCAGAGACGGTATCGGCGGTAGTGGCCCGCCTGCAGCAGCGCTATCCGGAGGCATCCGAGGCCGTGCACATGTACTACTGCCACAATCGCACCATGGAGCAGATCGGCAAGGAGCTGGGTAAATCACGCCACCAGGTGAAGGACATGCTGAGCCGAGTGCACGGTTACGTTGAGTCGGAATTTGATCGACGAATGGCAGCTTAATTTACATGTCGTGACTGTTGACGTGTTAACGCCAATCTGGCAATCTGGCACAAATTGCGGTTTTACCGCTTCAGAAAGCCCTAGCAGAAATGCCGGGGCTTTTTTTATGCGCAAACGGTTGATGAGGGCTCACCACCCAGCGCACCCATTCGCACCGCATCGCGCACTAAGGTGCAGCGCCACGGCAGCTTAGGCGGCCTAACGTGCAATGCAGTGCAACCCTATTCCGGCCCCATGCCTGCCTCCTTGCTCATAGGCGGATGGCTGCTGCATGTGAGGCCGGACCAAACACCAACTGCCCCATGCGGGATAACCGAGATATGAAGATGCCCGACCGTCCTGAAACGTGGGCTGCGGCTCTCGCATGGCTGCAGACCGTTGCCCCGAGCCTGTATGCGTTCGGCCTGTCAGTGACCATCGCTGTACTGCGAGTGGTGTATGGCGGCGGCACCAAGCGGCAGATGGTTCTCGAAGGGGCGCTGTGTGGATTCGCCACGCTGACCCTGGTCCCGCTGCTCGAATACTTCGGACTGCCGCAGAGTATGGCCACTTTCGTAGGTGGTTCGGTTGGCTTCCTTGGAACAGAAAAGCTCCGCGACCTAGCTATCCGCTGGGGAGAGAAGAAGGCGGCTGTATGAAGCGCATCACCTGGCGAGTCGTCATCACCCTCTGCGTACTGAACCTATGCCTGATCGGATGGGGAGTGGTTGAGGGCGTGCGGTGGGCTGGGTCGTTGGTTTCGTGTGTGTGAGACAACATAGAGGTTCCTGGCATGAGCCTGACCCCCAAGCAGGAGGCCTTTTGCTCGGCCTACCTGGAGACGGGGAACGCAAGCGAGGCTTACCGAAGAGCTTACAACGCTGAGAACATGAAAGCCGCCACCATCGCGGTGAAGGCAAGCGAGCTACTGGCGAACGGTAAGGTCGCGGTAAGGCTTGCTGAGATGCGTGAGGCCACGGCTAAGCGCAACCAGATCACGGTAGATGACCTCCTGCGCGAACTGGAAGAAGCCAGAACCAAGGCGCTCAACTGTGAGAACCCTCAGTCATCGGCGGCGGTGAGCGCGACACTGGGGAAAGCAAAGCTGCTCGGCCTGGATCGCCCGGACATTGGGCTTGATCTGGAAGCCAAGCGGCTGAACATCGAAAAGCTGCGCCGCGAGCTGGAAGACCCGAATCAAGGCCTGCCTGAACCCAAGCAAGTCATCATCGGGGTGGAAGATGCAAGCGACCCTGAAGCTGAATAAGCCGCAGTTCGAGTTCATCAGTCACCCGAAGAAGTTCTCTGCGTTCGTCGGTGGGTATCGAAGCGGCAAGACGTTCGTAGGCTGTGTGCGGCTGTGTATCAACGCACTGGAGCACCCTGGCATTCCGCAGGGCTATTTCGCACCGACCTATCCGCAGATCGCGGACATCTTCTACGACACGATACCGGGCGTTGCTGAGGCCTTCGGGCTGTTCGCCGACATCGTGCCGAGCAACAAGCGGGTGCATCTGCGCGACTCGAAAGGCCGCTGCCTGTCGACGATCGTCTGCAAGAGCATGGAGCACCCTGGCCGCATCGTCGGCTTCAACATCGCGCATGCTCTGGTCGATGAGATCGACTGCATGCCGATCAAGAAGGCGGACAGCGCCTGGAAGAAGATCATCGCCCGCATGTCGACCGTCTGGCCGACGCGCGGAGAGAACACCATCGACGTGACAACCACGCCGGAGGGGTTCAACTGGGTCTATCGCAAGTTCGTCAAGGAGCTGGCCGCCAATCCGAGCCAGCGCCCGCTGTACGGCATCGTTCACGCCAGTACGAGGCAGAACGCTAAGAACCTGCCGAAGGACTACATCCCGTCGCTGCGTGAGTCGTACCCGGCCAACCTGGTCGACGCTTACATTGACGGTCAGTTCGTCAACCTGGTGAGCGGATCGGTCTACCCGAACTTCTGCCGGCGACTGAATCACACCGATGAGACGATTCGCCCGGGTGAAGAGCTGCACGTTGGCCTCGATTTCAACATCAATCGAATGGCCGCCGCTGTGTTCGTCATTCGTGACGGTGAGCCGATGCAGCTGGACGAGCTAACCAACCTATTCGACACGCCGGCCATGATCGCTGCGCTACTGGAGCGATTCCCAGGCCACAAGATCACGGTTTACCCCGACGCCAGCGGCAAGAACCGCAAGAGCGTCAACGGCAGCGAGTCGGATCACGGCCTGTTGAAGCAAGCCGGATTCACGGTTCGCGTCAACCCGGCCAACCCGATGGTTCGTGACCGCGTGCTGGCCGTCAACGCCATGTTCCTGAATGGCGATGGCGTGCGCCGACTCAAGATCAACACCGACAAATGCCCTGTCACCACTCAGGTGCTCGAGCAGCAGGCCTACAACGAACACGGCGAGCCCAACAAGGACGGCACGGAAGACCCGGCCGATGCCTTCGGCTATTTCGTCGTCCACCGCTTCCCGATCATCAAGCCCGCAACCTCAATCAACATGGGATTCGCCCGATAATGGCCGACGTCACATACATGCGCCCTGAATACGAGGCAGCGCAAGCCCGTTGGCGCCTGGTGCGCGACGTTTGCAAGGGCTCCGAGGCGGTCAAGGCAGCCGAACAGCGCTACCTGCCGAAGCCGAACAGGCACGACACCAGCAAGGAGAACGCCGAGCGGTACGAGAGCTATCTGGCTCGCGCTGTGTTCTACAACGCCACCGGACGGACCCGTGACGGACTGGTCGGCGCTGTGTTCCGTGTGGTTCCGACGCTCACCGTGCCGTCGCTGCTCGACTACATGGCCACCGATGCCAATGGCGCCGGTATCAGTGTGTACCAACAGTCGCAGACGGTCCTGGCTGATGTGCTGGAGACTGGCCGCGCGCTGATCCTCGTCGACTTCCCTGCGGTTGAGTCAGCCAGCCGGGCCGACATGCAAAGCGGCAGAGCGCGGGCGACCATCACGGCATACCGCGCTGAGGACGTCATCAACTGGCGCACGACTAAGGTAGGCGCACGTCACCTCCTGTCGCTGGCCGTGCTGCGCGAGACGCACGAGGTTGAGGACGGCTTCGGCATGAAGACCGAGCCTCAATATCGAGTGCTGAGCCTGCGTGATGGTGTTTATACCGTCGACGTGTGGCGCCGGACTGGCGGTGAAGGCGCGTTCGAGATAGCCGAGAGCTACAACCCGCGCCGCAGCAATGGTCAGCCTTGGGGCGAGATCACAGCCTTCTTCGTCGGCGCACAGAACAACGACACGTCGATTGACGAATCCCCGCTGTATGACCTGGCCGAGATCAACATTGGCCACTATCGGAACAGTGCGGACTACGAGGACTCGGTCTATCTGGTCGGCCAGCCGCAGGTCTACATGGCCGGGCTCGACGATCACTGGGTCAAGATGCTCGAGGAAAAGGGCATCTACTTCGGTTCCCGGGCAATCCTGCCGCTGCCAGTGAATGGATCGGCGGGCATCCTCCAGGCTCAGCCGAACGGCTTGTCCAAGGAAGCGATGGACGCCAAAGAGCGCCAGATGGTCGCCCTTGGGGCTCGCCTAGTCGAGAAGGGCAGCGCGACCAAGACCGCCACCGAGGCCGCATCGGATAACGCAGCAGAGCACTCGGTTCTGTCGCTGGTCGCGTCCAACGTCAGCGAGGCCTATACCAAGGCTCTGCAGTTTGCTGCTGAGTACATGGGCGCCGCTGGCGAATGCGTCTACGCGCTGAATCAAGACTTCATTGAGGCTCGCCTTGATCCGCAGACACTTGCCGAACTGGTCAAGTCCTGGCAGGCCGGCGCGATCACTGATGCCGACTTGTGGGCTCAGCTTCGCCGGTACGGGCTGATCGACGCCGAAAAGACGGACGACGACATTCGCGAAGAGCTTGCCAGCAGCACGTCTGGCCTGAACTTGGACGACGACAATGGCAACGGCGGAACTACTGATCCAGTCGGCAACGCGTAATGCCGTGATGCTTGAGCGTCTGAAGTCGGGAGAGGTCGAGAAGATCGATCCCTTCCTTCGGCGCATCGACAAGGATCTACGCGACAGGCTGAGCCGCGACACGCTGACTGACTACAGCCGGGCGCGCCTTGAAGGGCTGCTGAAGTCGATCGACGCGATGCTCGCCAAGATTCACGGCGAGTTTACGTCGCAGTTACTGCTGGACCTGTTCGATATCGGCGCCTACGAGGCCGAGTTTGAGGCTAGGTCGCTCGATCAGGTGCTGGTCAATATCACCGCAGCAGCTCCGACCGTGAAGGCGATACAGGCCGCCGTAAAGGCTCAGCCGCTCAGCGTGACCGGGCCGGATGGCGGCAAGCTGCTGGAGGCCTTCATCGCTGACTGGACGCAGGCCGAGCGTAACCGGGTAGCCGGCGCGATTCGCATGGGCTACGTCCAGGGCGAGACGAATCAGCAGATCATCAATCGCATCCGCGGCACCAAGGCGCTGAAGTACAGCGACGGCCTGCTAGCCATCACCCGGCGCAATGCCGAAGCGGTTGTTCGAACCGGCATCCAGCACGTCGCCAGCGTGGCGCGCATGGAGACGTGGAAGACGAACAGTGACGTGGTGACCGGCTATCGCTGGGTCAGCACGATTGACGGGCGCACCTCAAAAACATGTATGTCGCTGGATTCCAGAGAGTTCAAAATCGGAAAAGGTCCGCTTCCTCCGATCCACGTCAGATGCAGGAGTACAACGGCAGCAGTTCTCGACGCTAGATACAGCTTCCTAGATGACGACGCTACACGATCAAGCCGTGATGGCTATATCGATGCAAAGGAGACCTACTTTTCTTGGCTGAAGAAGCAGCCGGCCAGCTTCCAAGACGAAATGCTGGGGAAGGATCGCGGCAAGTTGTTTCGCAGCGGTGGGCTGAGTTCCGAAAGGTTTGCAGAACTGCAGCTTGATAGGAACTTCAAGCCTCTCTCGCTTCAGCAGCTGAGGGAGCTAGAGCCTCTCGCATTCGAGCGAGCCGGCTTGTGATGGTGTAGAATGGACGAAGCCCGGAGTGCGCTAACACTTCCGGGCTTCTAATCACCACCTGATCGAATGAGGATCACGGCAATGACTGACGCCATTCTATGCGCGTGTGTTGTGTGCGGCAATTCGTTTAAGCCGCATAAATCGAAAGCTAACAAGTTCTGCGGTGCGCCCTGCTATCACGCTGCCCAGCGATCTGGGATCGTAAAGGTTGGGCGAGATCCTAAGCACCTATACCCGTGCCACGAATGCGGCGTAGAGACGAACCGGACTCCGTCAAAGTGCAGGGATGGCTCCACTAGCGAAAAGGTTTTTTGCTCCCGCGCCTGCTACGACAAGAACAGGGCTGATCGCAGGGGTGGTTGCAAGGCTTGCGGCGAAAGGGTCCCGTTCAAAAGTAGCAAATACTGCTCTTGGGCCTGCCGTATCTCAGACAAGAAGCCAGATCCTTGCACTTGCAGCAACTGCGGATGTTCGTTTACTGCGGTCAAATTCATAGCTAGGCCGAGCGGAAAGGTTGAGCTTGTTGCCTATGGGAGCGCAAAAACGTGCAGTCCTGAATGCCACAATCTTTGGATTCGGAACGACCCTGAGCGTAAGCGGAAAATAAGCGCAGCGTTCAGGCGAGAACTCCACCCGAGTTGGCAGGGCGGCTCTCACCGTGATGGTTTTCGGGGTCACGAGTGGGAGAACATCAGCGAAAAGGCTCGCGAGCGGGCAGGTAGATGCTGCGAACACTGCGGAATGAGTGAGGCAGATCATCTAGCAAGGCACCGACAGCGGCTCCACGTCCACCACGACGAACCATTCCATCAGCAGCGGAACAAGAGCACGGCTAACCGACTTTCCAATCTGGTTGCGCTGTGCAGGTCGTGCCATACCAAGGCTGACTGGAAATGGCGGAAAGAGAACCCGGTTCAGGGAGCTCTTGAGCTTAGATAAACCACTTCACCGAAACCCGGCCACTGTGCCGGGTTTTTTATTGCCTGCGAACTGGGTTCCGGGCGCAACACATCCCAGGGGGATACATGCTCGACTACCAACGCGACAGCCTGGAAGGGCTGGACGAGGGCGCGCGCGCCTTTTACGAAGAGAAAGACGGCAAGTTTCAGCTCAAGGTTAACGGCATCCCGCAGGGCGAGGACGTGTCGGGCCTGAAGGCAAAGCTCGAGGAACTGCTCGGCGAATCCAAGGCAGCGAAGGCGAAAGCCCGTGAGGCCGAGGAAGCAGCCAAGAAGGCCGAGGAAGAGCGCGCCCGCAAGGCTGGCGACGTTGAGGCGCTGGAGAACAGCTGGAAAGAGAAGCTGACCAAGCGCGAACAGGAGCTGTTGGCCGAGCGCGAAGGGCTTGCGGGGCAGATCAAGAATCTGACCGTTGGCCGTGCTGCCACCGACCTGGCTGCCGAACTCGCCGTACAGGGCAGCGCAAAGGCTCTCCTGCCGCACATCCAATCCCGTCTGAGTATGGATATCCGTGATGGCCAGCCGACTGTCGTCGTTCTCGACGCGAACGGCAAGCCAAGCGCGGCGACCCTGGAAGAACTGAAAGCAGAATTCGTCAACGATCCGGCTTTTGCGCCGCTGATCGTCGGCAGCAAGGCGTCTGGCAGCGGGGCTGGCGGAGCCAAACCGGGCAGCGGGGCTGCATCGGATAGCAACACCAAGGCCGAGGCCGCCAAAAAGAATGGCGACGTGGCCGGATTCATCTCCGCACACCTGACCAAAGGTAACTGATAAATGGCTAACGAAAACCTCTCCTCGTCGCTGTCGGCCCTGCTGAACGACAAGGTCATCAACGAAGCGTTCGAGATCGCGCGCTCCAACCGTACCGGCATCCTGCAGACCGTGCAGTTCGGCGCCGCCCGCGTTCCGTACGAGGGCTATAAGCTGTCCTGGCTGGATATGCGCGTCGACGCTACCAGTTCGCCGACCACCGCCGAAGCGCTGGCTGCTGCTACCACTGTCGCAGTGGCTGACGGCACCAAGTTCCGCGCAGGCATGACCGTTTCCCCGGTTGGCTCGGATGAAGTGCTGCTCGTGACCGCCGTGTCCGGCAACAACCTGACCGTGACCCGCGGCTTCGGTGGCACTACTGCTGCGACCATCGCCTCCGGCACTGTCCTCGTGATCGACTCCGTGGGTCGTGAAGAGAACTCCGGCGCCGAGAACGACGGTATCTTCCAGCCGGACCCGGTCGAGAACTTCTTCCAGACGATGGATACCGCCGTTGAGTTCTCCCGTCGCGCGCTGGCCACCATCCAGTTCGGTAATACCAACGACCTCAGCTTCCAGGTATCCGAGCGCATCCGCCAGCTGACCATTCAGATGGACCGCGCACTGGTGCGTGGCCGTCGCGCTACCGCTACCATCGGTAGCAAGACCGTCAGCTACACCGGTGGCCTGCGCTTCTTCCTCGATCAGGCCGGCGCGATCAACGTCGACAACTCGGCAGCTGTGCTGACCTTGGACGCGATCAACGCCATCAATGCCGAGATCGTGACTCGTGGCGGTACTGCGAACACCATCGCTGTCGGCATCAAGCAGGCGCGTCAGCTGTCCAAGCTGGTCTCGGCCAACTACGATAGCAATCGCCTGGCCGAGTGGAGCGCCGATGAAGGCTCTGTGCTGCAGCTGCCGAGCGATCTGCCGCTGGTGGGCAACGTCAACCGCATCGTGGTCGACACCAACCTGGACGACAAAGAGCTGGTGATCTACGACGCTGGCATGATCTCCATCGTCCCGATGGCCAACGGCAACGCTTCCGACTCCGGCAACTGGCGCACTCTGGACGCCACCCAGCCCGGCCAGGACGGTGAGCGTACCCGCATCATCGGTGACTTCGGCATGGAAGTGCGTCAGTCGAAGACCCACATGGCGCGCCTGCGCAACATCGGCTAAGGGGAATCGAAATGGTAGTGGTCGGAAAACCCGGCCTCTACCACTTCGCTGGGGTGCTGGTCACGGTCCCGGCAAGTGGAGAGGTAGATGTACCAGACAAGGTGGCCGAGGAGATGAAGTCTCGCGGCTTTAAGGGCAAGGCTGGAAAGCCCGCCAAAGAACCACCCAAGGAATAACGCATGACGCTGATCATCGAAGACGGAACCGGGAAGGACGACGCCGAAAGCTACGCCACGGCCGCCGAGCTGGTCAGCTATGCCGCGAACTACGGCGTGACCGTCCCTGCCACTGTAGAGGCTCAGGAGGCGCTACTGCGTCGTTCCGCACTACAGATGCAGGTAATGGGTTGGAAAGGCCGAAAGGCGAGCGCTGCGCAGGCTCTGGCGTGGCCTCGCGCTGATGTCGAGCTTGACGGTGAGGTGCTGCCGTCGACCTACATTCCGGCGCGCATCCAGTACGGCCAGATGGCCCTTGCTGCCGAGATTCACGCGGACGACATCGACCCGCCAGGCCAGCGCCAAGGCGCAGTGATCCGCGAGCGGGTAGAGGGCGCCGTCGATGTGCAGTACGCCGAGAACAAGTCGGGCTATCTGCTGCCGGCCGCACCTGATCGCCCAAGCCGGGCGCAGTTCGCTGATTATCTGGTCAAGCGTGGCCTATTTGCCGTGAGGGCGTGACATGTCGCAGTTCTATGACCGCATGGCCTCGACCGCTCTGCGGTTGATAGAACGATTCGGCCAGACCATCACCCTGCGCGATGAAAACCCAGGCGGCTATGACCCTGCAACGGGCGTGACGACAGACCCCGTATTGCGCGAACAGACAGTGCAAGCCGTTGTGCTGCCTGCCAGTAAGGGCACCGTCGAGGCGTTCGACAACCGATTCATTGACGGCACGCTGATTGAGTCGAACCTACGCGCGCTGAAGATCGGTGCCGAGGGTCTGGAATGGGCGCCCAAGCCTGGCTGCGTGGCCGTGTTCGGCGGCGAGGTCTGGACCTTGCTCGGCGTTACTGAATCCTCGCCAGATGGCACGCCGCTTGTCTACTCGGCGACGGTGCGCCGATGAAAGGTTCGTTCTCGTTACAGTTGCGCGAGTTTGCGGATAAAGCCAGCGAGAACATGGCCGAGTTCTATCGGGCTGTGACCATCAGCATCGGCAACTCGGTTGTGCGCCTTTCGCCTGTTGATACGGGGCGATTCCGTGGTGAATGGCAGTTCACGGTTGGTCCGGCGTCGTCCGGCACCGGGCGTGAGGATAAAAGCGGATCGGCAACGGTCCAGCAAATCGCCTCGGATGTCATCGAGTTCAAGGCGGGCGAGGTTGGCTACATATCGAACCTGATGCCCTACGCCATCCCGCTTGAATACGAAGGGCTGTCGAAGCAGGCGCCAGAAGGCATGGTGCGAATCACGATGGCGCGCATCCAGCAGATCATCGCCGCTGAGGCGGCAAAGCTCAGAGACTGACCCATGTCGCACCTAACTATTCGCGGCCTCCTACAGCAGCGCTTGGCAGCCTGGGCGACCACAAAAGGTTTGCCTGTGGCGTGGCAGGGCGTGTCGTTCGCGCCGCCCAGCGGCATGTATCTGCGTGTCTTCATGCTGCCGGCCGGCACCTCAAGCATCGACCTAGAGGGTGTTAGTCGCACATACACGGGCGTGTTTCAGGTCTCGATCGTCGCGCCGAACGGCAAAGGAACCGGGGCAGCAGAGGCGCTGGTCCCTGAGCTAGACGCGCTGTTCCCGATGGCGTTGCGGCTTACCTCCGACAGCTTCGCTGTGCAGGTATCGGCGCCCGTCACCCAGGGGCCGATAATCCATGGAGACATCAACTTTACGGTACCGGTCTCGTTCCAATATCGAGCCGATACCTAACCAATTTCAAGAATCAAGAGAGCCCGCCTAGTGCGGGTTTTTTTGTGCCCGCTGTTCCAGCACTAACCCCCAAGCGTCGGTCCATGCGGCCGCAAAGGATATCAATTGGCGTTCTCAATACCAGACGGTACTACCATCCACCTCGGCACCACCTTCGGCACGCCTGTTGCCATCACCAGTATCAGCAACGCCGCAACAGCGGTGGCCTCCGCGACCGGCCACGGTTTCGTGGACGGCGACATCATCGTTCTGAAGTCTGGCTGGCAGCGCATCAACGAGCGCGTGTTCCGCGTGGCTGCGTCGGCTTCCGGCACCTTCCAGCTCGAAGGCCTGGACACCAGCGACACCAGCGCCTTCCCGGTCGGCACGTCCAGCGGTTCGGCTATGAAGGTGACGGCTTTCACCCAGGTTAGCCAGATCATCGGCATCAGCACTTCGGGCGGTGAACAGCAGTTCGCCACCGTGAGCCCGCTGGAATCCGACTTCGAGATCCAGATCCCAACCATGTACTCGGCTCAGTCGATCTCCATGGAGATCGGCGACGACCCGAGCCTTGCCGGTTATCAGGCGCTGAAGAAAGCCGCCGATGCTCGCGCCATTCGCCCGCTGCTGATGCAGAACAAGAACGGCTCGAAAATCTACTACTACGGCTACGTCTCCCTGAACGAAACGCCCACCAAGAACAAGGGCCAGGTCGACACCGTGAACAGCTCGTTCTCGCTGCTGTCGCGCCCGACCCGCTACGCGGCCTAACTGACAGCCATCTCGCAGAACCTGCTGCAAAGGGCGCCAGAGACGGTCTGGCGCCCTCTTTTTTATCGAATCCCCGAAGAGGAAACACACCATGGCTAAATTTAAACTCGCTGTTGCGCCGACCTTCAAAGCCAAAGTGGCTATCCCCGTTCACGGTGGCGAAAACGTAGAGCTGAATTTCGAGTTCAAGCACCGCACCCGCGACCAGCTCGCCGACATGATGAAGACCATCGAGAAGCGCAAGGACGTTGACCTGATGGAAGACATCCTCGCTGGCTGGGAGCTGGACGATCCGTTCGGTAAAGAGTCGATCGAACTGCTTTGCCAGAACTTCGCAGGCGCCCCGCGCGAGCTGTTCGGCGCCTACATCACAGAGATCACCCAGGCACGCCGGGGAAACTGATCGCCGCGGCTCGCGCCTTGTACCAGGGCACGGCCGCTGACGACGAAATGGAGGCGTTCGGGTTCACGGCTGAGGACTTCGAGGTTGAAGTCGAAGTCTGGCCGGACAACTGGGACGCCTTCGAGGTATTCGCCGCCATGCAGACGCAATGGCGTTCGGGCATGTCCGGCGCTACCGGGCTGGATTACTCCGTGATTGAGCCCGTCATGCGCCTGCAGGGCATCAAAAAGCGCGATCAGGCGGAAGTATTTGCCGGGGTGCGCGTGATGGAGATCGCCGCGCTTGAGGTGATGCGGGCGAAGTAGTCAGTCGAACGTGTGGATGCGCTGTATGGCGATGCCGCGATGGTCGATGACAAAGACCAAGATGCTGCCGCCAATGTGAACCCTGCTTTCGGGCGGCTTGCGCTGCTCGTGCAATCGCTGGCTGCGCATGATTCTGACGATCTCGGCATCGCCTTGCTCCGGCTCGCCCACCAAAGGCGCCGGAGGCTTGTGCGCATGAACGTCGGTGGTCCGCTGCGGGCGGAAGCCGTCGCCCGATGCGTACTGGACAACCTCAAACGCGCCACGACTAGCGGAGTAACCAAATTGGAAAATCGTGGAAGTGACGATATCTGGATTGGGCCCAGCAGAGGGCTCGCCAAGGCCTGCATGCCGGTCTTTCCAGATTTCAGCGAGGATATCGCTCGCGTGCATCGCTACTTCGTCATGCTCGACGAAGCCGCAGTGGTTGAGCGCGGCAACGAATCGCTCGGCCAGATCGAGCCAGCCCGTGACGGCCACAACAAGGTTTAGATGCGGAACAGCGAAGGCTTTCGAGACGTGGTAGCGAAAGGCACCGTTCGCGTCAGTACACATCGTGTCTACGGCAACAAGTGCGCCGCCGGGGCTTACATCGAAAACAATTGATGACACATTCGCTCTCCCTAGCAAAACCTGCACGCTATCACCGCGCCACCACTGTCGGAACTGGGAATGCGTACAGGCCATCTGCTACATTGGCCCTTTCTAATGGGAGGGGCAGGGATGCAGCAATCTGATTTCGGTATGTCGCTTGGGATGCTGGCCGTCTTGGTCATCGTCTACTTCGTCCCGACCTTCATCGGCTCAATCCGCAATCACCCGAACGCAGTGGCCATAACGCTGCTGAACCTGTTTCTTGGGTGGACGCTGATCGGCTGGGTTGCAGCGCTCGTATGGTCTGTATTGGCTAAGAAGCCAACTGCCAGCTGACGACCCGAAACACTCCACGCAAACCGCCTCCGGGCGGTTTTTTTATGCCCGAAGGAAAAACACCATGGTCGATATCGCCAGCCTTGCCATTCAAATCGACACTTCGGATGTTGCTCGGGCAGAGAAAGATCTTGATCGCCTCGGCAACCGGGGCGCGACTGCAGAGAAGTCGGCGAAGAAGCTAGGGGACGCCTACAAGCAGGCCTCTGGCGACGTTGCGAAAGTAGGCGATGCCAGCAAGAAGTCTGCGACCGGCCTTGATCAACTGGAGGGGCGCGGCAATGCTGCGGAGCGCTCCGCGAAGAAGGTAGGCGCCGCATATGGCTCTGCCTCGTCTCAGATTGAGAAGGTCGGAAAGGAGAGCAAGAAGTCGGCCTCGTCTGTAAACGACCTCGCCAACTCTAGCGACCGGATGGCGGGCGTGGCTCGCTCCCTTGGTCCCGCCGTTGCCGGCATGATCACGCTCGAAAGCCTTCGCCGCGCACAGCAGCTTTCCGAGGAGTACACCCGACTTCAAGCCCGCGTGGAGCGCATCTCTACCAGCGCAAGCGCGGCCGCGATTGCCTATTCGCAGCTGAACGACATTGCCCGCCGCAGCGGTAGCGACCTTGGCGATACTGTTCGCCTGTGGGAAGCGCTGGATCGTTCCCTTAGCGAACTTGGCGCCAATGACGCACAGATCTTGCGCTTGACCGATACCCTGCAAAAAGTAGGAACAATCGGCGGCAGCTCAGCGGAAGAAATGTCAAATGCTCTTCGCCAGCTTGGGCAAGGCCTGGCATCTGGGGTCATCCGCGCGGAGGAGTTCGCCTCCGTACTGGAGGGCATGCCAGAGCTGGCCTCGCAGCTTGCAAAGGGCTTAGGCGTTCCATTCGCCGACCTTCGGCAACTGATGCTGGACGGGAAGCTAACTGCCGAAGAAGTCTTGTCGGCCCTGCAGAAGCAGGCATTCGAAGTCGACCGCGAGTTTGCCAAGCTCCCGCGCACGGTCGCGCAAGCAGGCACAGCGCTGCGCAACGACCTTGGCGGCGCCCTGTCCGAACTGGACAAGACAATCGGCGCCTCGTCCAACCTGGCGAACCTGATTGATGCGCTCTCGAAAGGCATCCGGTTCACGGCTGGAGATTTCACAGACCAGGAGAAGCTAAATAAGCTGGTCGCCGAACGGGCCGCTCTTGAGCAGCGCTATGAACAGGCGAAAAGACGAACCCTCCTTTCCTCCAAAGAGCAGGCGGTCTTTGAGGAGGGGCTGAAGCGTATCAATGGCGAAATCGTCGAGATCCAAGATCGCCGCATTGCCCAGCTCACCGACGAAGGAAAGCAGCTCCAGAGCAACAAGGCGGCGACCAATGAAGGGCTGGTAGGGCTGCGCGAGCAGGCAAAGCTGGCAGGGATGTCGGCGCTAGAGCGCGAGAAGTATGTAGCAGTCCAGAAGCTGGGGGCGAATGCCACGGCAGAGGAGCGCGCAGAGGCTGAGAAGCTAGCAGCCGAGACCTACAGGCTCAACGAGGCGCGCAAGGGGTCGCTGGCCGGCACAAACCAGCAGGCGCAAGCATTCCAGCGGCTGATGGACAGCCTGGACCCTGCTGCCGCAGCGCAACGTCGCTACAACGAGGAGCTTGAACAGCTTAAGACGAATCTGTCAGGCGATCAGCTTGCCAAGGCCATCGACCGCCTCAATCACGCCATTGACGGCGCAGACGCAACCGGCCCTAGCGACTTCATTGAAGACTACCGCAAGGAGCTGCAGCGCCTCGAAGACCAGCTCGACCCTGTAGGCAAGGCGACCGATCAATACCGCAAAGATGTCGAACGTCTAGATGATGCGATGGCTCGTGGCGAGATAGGAGCCGAGCGTCATGCGCAGCTGCTAGGAGAGTTAGAGAAGCAATATAAGGAGAACACTCGCGCCACCTCCGACTGGGCCAAGTGGACCGAAGGCGCGCTAGACCGCGTTGACTCGGCCTTTGCCGACGCCTGGCGCAACATCGGTGACGGCTTCTCATCGTTCCGCGACTCCCTGACCAATGCCTTCAAGCAGATGCTGGCCGAACTGGCTCACATGGCCATTACCCGGCCGATTGTGATGCAGATCGGCGCTGCGCTGGGGATTGGCGGTGGCGCTGGGCAAGCCGTAAGCATGATGGGCGGCGGCTCGGCTGGCGGAATCAACTACGGCCAGCTTGCCAGCTACGGCCAGTCAGCCTACAGCGCGCTTACAGGCTGGGGGCAGGCTGCATATACCGGCTGGCAGAACGGTGGAGTAACGGGCGCTTACAACGGCGTGACCGGATATTACGGTGACCTCGCGTCTAGCGCCTACAACACCGTCTCCGGTGCGCTCGGCTACGGCAACGGCGCAAACGTGGCCGGCTACACCGGGCAGGCTTATGCCAACTGGGCGGCGGGCGGTTCGCAGGCCATCGGCGCATCGCAGGCAGGTTACACCGGGGCGCAGTATTCGGCATGGGTTGGCCAGCAGAACGCCGCCGCTACCGCCGGCACATACGCACCTTGGCTATCCGCCGCATCCGGCGCGTACATGGGATATCAGCAGTCCGGCGCGAAAGGTGCCGTGGCTGGCGGTGTCGGCGGCTGGGGCGGTGCCAAGCTCGGCGCCTCGGCGGGTAGTTACTTCGGCCCAATCGGAAGCGCTGTTGGCGCAGTAATCGGCGGTATTCTTGGCGCCACGGTTGGCTCCAGTGTGTTTGGTGGCGACTGGGAAACCAGAAACTCAGGCTTGGCGTTCTCTGCTAAAGATGGCGAGTTCATCGGTCAGGCATACGAGGACCAGAAGAAGAAAGGAGGCCTTTTCTCCAGCGACAAGAAGCGCACCCGCTACAGCGCCTTGGACGAAGAAACGGCTACCGCCCTGCAAGAGGCCTACGACGCCACCGAGGAAGGCGTTGCCTCCATCTTCGAGTCGCTTAGCCTAAGCGTTGAGGAAGGATCGCTCGCGGGCTTGCAACTGGCCCGGAAGAAAATCAGCACCAAGGGCAAGACCGAGGAGGAAATCCAGCAGGCCATTGCTGAATGGTTCGGCTCCGCTGCCGATGCCATGACGGCCGAGCTGAACAAGGTGTTCAACACCGGTCTGGACCTCGATCTGGAGGGCATGCAGGCATTCGTCGGCAACCTCACGGGTGTGAACGAAGTGCTGCGTTATCTCGACGTTGAGATGTACGACGCAAGCGTAGCTGGAGGGAAGCTGGCCGAGGCGCTGTCTGCGGCGGCTGGCGGGCTTGAGGCGCTGGCCACCAACTCGCAGACCTACTACGACGCCTTCTTCAGCGCCGAGGAAAAGACTGCCGACACTATCGACGCCGTCACCCGCGCTTTCGAGTCGGCTGACGTTGAGCTGGCGGCATCCCGCGAGGCATACCGGGCCATGGTCGAGGATATCGACCTGACCACGGAGGCGGGGCGCGAGATGTTCGCCACGCTGATGCAGCTGAGCGGCCAGGCTGCGCAGTACTTCAGCATCGTCGAGCAGCAGGCGGCAGAGGCTTTGGCCAGGGCCGCAGCAGCAGAGCAGGCGTTGATCAATGGCTATGCGGATGCCGTAGGCATTGCGCAAAACGCATTCAGCCGCCTGCAACAGTCGATCAGCGCCGAGGTGGGGCAGCTGCAGTCGCAGTATCAGGCAGCACAGGCCAGCGCCAATGGCCTACTGCAGCTCTCCAACTCCCTACAGTCGGCTCTGCGCTCGATGCGTCTGGAGTCCGAGCAGTTTGACCGGGGTCGTCGCAGGCAGGCGCAGGCGCAGCTATCCGGTGCGCTTGCGTTCGGGCGTGCAGGCGGCGACCTGTCTGATCTGGACATGTCCGACGCATTGTCCGAGCTGGGGCGGGACAGCACCCAGTTCTACGGCTCGTTTGAGGAATACGCCCGCGACTACTGGAAAACTGCAAACGACATCAACTCCCTTGATCAATTGACCGGCAAGCAGCTAAGCGTCGAGGAAAAGACGCTGGCCGCCTTGGAAAACCAGTTCGCCTACTTCGATCAGATGCTGGCCGATGCCCAGCGCGAAATGGACATTCTGCTGGGCATCGACAGCTCCGTCCTGTCTGTCGCCCATGCACTGGCCAACTTCCAAAAAGCGACCAGCGTTGCTACTGGCACGCCAAAGACCAACAGCCAGTCAGTTGCCTCGGCATATGTCGAGGTGCTTGGGCGCACAGCAGAAGCGGACGGCCTGCAGTTCTGGACCGAGCAGCTCGCGTCAGGCGCGGTCACGCAGGCCGGGCTGAAGGCCGCGATGGCGCAGGGTGCGTTGAACTTCGACTCAGGCAGTTACACCGGCCCGGTCAGCCAGGCCGATATCGAGGCGAGCAAGAAGGCGGCGGCGAAGTATCTGGGTCTGCCTGGCTATGCAGTTGGCGGCTATACGGGAGCGGGCGGCAAATTGGACCCGGCCGGCATCGTCCATAAGGGTGAGGTTGTCTGGTCGCAGTCCGATATCGCCAAGTGGGGCGGAGTCGGGGCGGTTGAGGCTATGCGCAAGGCCGGCCCGGAACTGGAGGTAACAGGCCCGTCGCGCATCTACAACGCCAGTCAGACGGCGGCGATGCTGGGCGGGGGAGGCGACACAGCCCAGGCCATCGCATCACTACAGCAGTCCGTAGAGCGTCAGGGTGACGCGTTGCGCTCAATCGCCAAGCACACGATGAAAACCGCCAAGTACACAGAGTATCTGGAGCGCTTCGACGTGGATGGCCTACCTAAAGAGAGGGGTGCAGCATGAGGATAATCAAGCCGGTGGAAGTAACGCCGGCCATCCTGACCAGTAGCAACGTGCCCGAAACGGACCACCCCGCATGGAGCGCGGCGACAGCGTATGCGGTGGGCGACGAGGTGACGCACAACCACCGTAACTACGAGGCGCTTGTAGCCCATACCGGGGCCAACCCGGAGGCCGACACCAGCGACCCGCCGAGGTGGTTAGACCTGGGCGCCAATAACCGGTGGCGGATGTTCGATGACCGAGTGGGCTCGCTCACCGAGCAAGCGGGCAGCATCGCGGTAGAGCTGCAACCGGGCGCGGTCATCAACTCGGTTGCGCTGTTCAATCTGCTGGGGCGCTCGGCAACGGTCACGCTCACCGATCCATCGGAGGGCGTCGTCTATCAGCGCACGGTCTCGCTGGTCGATGCTGGCGTGTCGAACTGGTACGACTATTTCTTTGCGCCCATCGGGCGGCAGACGGATTTCGTCCTGCTGGACCTTCCCGCCTACGGCACCGCCACCCTGTCCGTAACGATCGACAACGCCAGCGACACCGCAGCAGTCGGGCACCTCGTCATGGGGCGTCAGGCTGAGCTTGGTGTCGCCGTCTACGGTTCGGGCGTGGGGATCACAGACTACAGCCGCAAGGAAACAGACGCCTTCGGCAATTCGGTTGTTGTCGAGCGCTCGTTCAGCAAGCGCGCTGAGTTCGATGTTGTGGTGGAGACGCCGCAGATCGGGCGAGTTCAACGCTTGCTCGCCAGCCTTCGCGCGCAGCCGGTCGTGTGGATCGGCACCGAAGGTTACGAAAGCACGTTCCTGTTCGGCTACTACCGCGACTTTCAGATTTCAATCTCAGGGCCGTCCGTCTCGGACGCCACTATCACTGTTGAGGGCTTGACATAATGGCAGCGCCAATCATTACACCGATCCCGACGCCGCCGATTCGCTCGGACGCGCCGGCTGACTTTGCGACAAAAGCAGACGCTTTCGCCGCCTCACTGCCGCAGTTCGTGACCGAGGCCAATACCAGCGCTGCGTTCGTGGATCAGCGCGCCATTGATGCCGACGCCAGCGCCCAGGCAGCAGCAGTTAGCGAGGCGGCTGCGGAGGAAGACCGCGCCGAGGTTGCAGCCAATACCGCGACCGTGGCGAGCAATACCGCGACGGTCGTGGCGCGGGCTGATGAGGTTGCCGCCAACACACTGCAAGTCGCCAGCAATACCTCGCAGGTCGCAACGGACGCCCAGGCTGTAGCCGATGCGCTGGCATCCGTGGCCGACGGCCCGGTGACCAGCGTCAACGGCAAAACTGGAGTGGTCGATCTCACCGCCGCCGAGCTGGGCGTACCTATGGTCCGCACGCCTGAAAATACTTACCCGGCTTCCGGCGAAACGGATATTTCCGAGACGCCAACGCTTGCGGGTAGCGCATATCAGAGCCTGTACGGCATCGTGCAGGCTGGGGCGCAGTTCCAGATATCTCTCAGTAGCACATTTGCCGACGTGCTTCACGATAGCGGAACCCTAGGTGCGGTTACGTCATATGTGGTTCCGGCTGGGGTTCATGTAGTCAGCACAAGCTACTGGTATCGGTTGCGTTATCTCGGTGCGGACGGCACATGGAGCGACTGGAGCGCACCAACGCAATATACGACAGCTGCAGAATTCAATAACTACATCCCGACGCCAACCCCAACGCCTGCAAACTTCGGCGACCCGCTGGATGGCGGTTTCTACGCAGGCATGATCTGGGGGCAGATCGCGCAGTCGTCCAGCAGCAAGACTTTGGCGACCGGCACGCAGAGCTTTACCGTGCCGAGCATGTCCGGCGCGCCCATCGTTTATGCCGGACAGCTGCTGGAGGTGCGCAGTCGCGCCAACCCCGCAAACAAATTCATAGGCACGGTCACTGGCGCAATCGGCACCACGCTCACGCTCAACGTGACCAGCATCGGCGGCAGCGGAACTTTTAGCGACTGGTCCGTCATGGCGCGCCATCGCGTCATCGTGGCGCCAAAGGCGAGCGGCGAGAACGCTGGCATTGCGCTGAAGAGCGCGAACACCGCATTCCCCGTGGCGTGCCAGACCCTGACCGAGGGGCTCGCGGCGACCCAAGCCATGCGTGATGCCGACACCTCGACCGTCTATCCCGCTGCGCACTGGGCGCGCAACCTCAACATCGGCGGGCGCACGGACTGGTACATCCCTGCACGCGATGAGTTGGAATTGTGCTGGCGCAATCTGAAGCCGGGCACGAACAACAACTATGCGACGGCGGATCGCGGCGCATCGGCCTTTAACTACGCCAACAACGGCAGCATCGGCGATACATCTGCATCGCACGGCGTAAACAATAACTCATCGCCAACTGGCGCTGCATATACAACAGCCAATCCCGCGCAGACCGCAGCAACAGCATTTCAAAGTGGCGGCGCTGAGGCGTTCGAATTCGGCAGTACGTATTACTGGTCGTGCTCTGACTATAGCGCCTCGTCCGCGTGGTTCCAGAATTGGGGCTCGTCCAACCCTGGCAACCAGAACAGCTTCAGCAAGCAGAGTACGTACCGCGTTCGGGCCGTGAGGCGAAGCATTATATGACCTGTGGCATTTATAAAATCACATCCCCGAGCGGGCGGGTGTACGTCGGGCATTCCGTCAACATAGAGCTTGCTGCTTATAAAGGTTATCAATTCAAGTACAAGGAGGCCGTATGAGATACATCAAGTTCACTTATGTTGACGCTGGGACAGGAGCGCCTGTCTCCGAGGCGCCCGCGCTCAATGGCCCTGTATTCCCTGCGGTTGCAGGGCTGGAATTCGCATGGGCGCGAGAGAGCCGCTATCCAACTGCTGTGCCGGAGTTTTTTGGCACATGCCCTGACGATAGCGATATAGCCGTGCCGGGCGTGCTGGGGGAGTACATCGAGGCCGACTGGCTGACGATGCGTGATGATGAGATGCGGGCGCGCGTCAAGGCGCCTCAGACAGTAACGATGCGACAAGCGCGGATTGCGCTACTCGACGCGGGATTGCTTGAGGCCGTGCAGGCATCGGTTGCCACCATGCCCGGCACCGAAGGCGAGCGCGCCCGGATCGATTGGGAGTACGCGCTAGAGGTGCGCCGCGACTGGCCGCTGATTGGCTACATGGCCGGCGATCTTGGGCTGACGGATGAGCAGGTGGACGGCCTGTTCGTGGCCGCTGCTGCGATCTGACTGACCCGCACACACAGACCCGCTTCGGCGGGTTTTTCTTTGCCTGGAGAAAAGTATGACCCTCGGATCAAAGCAGCGGCAATTCACCCGCATGATCGGGCATCTGATCGAATTCGCCTATGCCAACGGCTATGAGCTGACCTTTGGCGATGCCTACCGTGACCCACGCGTACATGGCGCTGTAGGGGAGAAGAAGTCCTACAGCTCGGCGGTTTCGCTGCACAAGGAGCGGTTGGCTGTCGATTTCAACCTGTTCAAAGGCGGCAAGTACATGACCGCAAGCGAGGACTACCGGGAGCTAGGCGAGTTCTGGGAATCCATCGGCGGCGCTTGGGGCGGAAGATTCAACGACGGCAACCACTTCTCGATTGAGCATGGGGGCCGGAAATGATGCGCCTGATCGCTATCGCCTGCCTGCTGCTCACCCTCCAAGGCTGCGCCGCCTCGCTCGCCTCCTACTACTGCGGCAAGCCTGCTGTAGACCGTGCGGCCTATCGTGCCGTGATGGACACCCGGACAGCCCCGCACAAGGTGAGGGTCGAATGCTATGAGTGAGCAAGCATGGTTCTCCGGCGCGCTCGATCTGCGTGCCTATGCGAAAGGCGAGTGGGTGCTGCTTGAGCCGTTCCGGTATCACGCGCGGGATGGACGGGAATTCACGGTGCCGCGCTGGTTCATCACCGATCTGGCGTCGATACCTTGGCTGGTTGACCCGCTGTTTGACGGGTTGGATCACCGCGCCGCTGGCGTCGTGCACGATTGGATTTATTGCTCTCAGCAGGTCAGCCGCGCCGAAGCCGATGAACTGTTCCGCGAGATGCTGGAAACCCTCGGCGTCGGAGTCATCAAGCGCAACCTGATGTACTCCGGTCTACGCGTGGGCGGCTGGTATCGGTACGGGCAATGTGATGGCGGGCCGCGCGAGGAAGACTTCGCCTGGGAGTTCATGTCCGCAGCAGAGCGTGAGGCGTACCGGATCAGGTTTATCGAGAAGGGGGATTGGGTTGCCCGGACGGGCTGAGAGGGGAAACAAAAAAGGTTGCTGAAATGTTGCTGAAACCGGGACTAACCGGGACATATTTTCAGCAACTTTCAGCAACCTTTTCTGCTAGAGGCCCCGTATTTAGGGGCTTGTTTGGTGGAGCCGGGGGGATTTGAACCCCCGTCCGCCAGCTCTCCGCTATCGGTTCTACATGCTTAGCCA